GGCCGTGAGCACTATATGGCGCCGGGCTACACGGGCGAGCTCCAGGCAGGCGAGCTCGTCGTCGCCCGGGATCAGGTGCTCGATCACGTCGAACATCGTCACGACGTCGAAGCTGTCGTCACCGAACGGAAGGGCGTGCGCCTCGGCCCGGACCACCTGAAGGCCGTCGACGAGCTCCGGCACGATCTCTGTCCCATGGACAGGATCGAACCCGAGACGCGTCGCCTCCGCCAGCATCTCCCGGCGACCGCAGGACACATCCAGGTACGCCCCCCGGCTGGGGAGTGCGGTGAGGTCGGCCACGGCGTCCGCCATGCGCTGGGCCTTCATCCGGTAGTTGGGCTGGGCGGCGTACGCGCGCGCATACTTGGCGTGCTCGGCCATGCGAGCCGCGTCCATGGTCACGCCGCCTCCTGAAGGCCGAGGGCCTGCTCCACCGGCATGATCGGCCAGCACGTGAGCGCGCTGCCGAGCGTGCAGTTTATGACCTCGACGTCGGTCAGCTGCTTGGCGGCCTGGTGAAAGAAGGTCACGAACCGCCGGGGATCGGCATTCTTAAGCCCCTTCGGATGGTCGCCGAAGAAGTGCGCACGGCCGTCGACCACCCGCATGTCAAAGCCGACCAGGAGGATGCGCGCCGCCCCGAACTGAATCGCGAGGTTGATGCCCTGGAACCCTGAGTTGGAGCCGTAGTGCAGAAGGCCCGGCTTGCGCGAGAAGGTCGTGCCGGCCTTCCCTGCGATGCACGTGATGCCGTAGGCGAGAGAGACCTCGAGCTTGTCGTTGCCGACCCCGTGGGAGGACCACCGCTCGCCGGTGAAGCCGGGCACCCCGCGGTGGAAGTGCCACCACGCCGCATCACAGGCAAAGAGGACATCGGCCCACGGCAGCACGCGCCAGGCGTCGTTGACTACGATGGTTGGCAAGCCCTTGACGAGCCCCGCCGTCTCGTGCGTCAGCGAAGGTCCCGGCGCCGCCACGATCACCGTTCGGCCGGCCCACCGCTGCTCGGGAGCGACGCACTTCATGCCAGCGCCGGATCCCTGAGCCGAGCCAGCAGCAACGCCACGGTGCCGGCTGGCGCCATGTAATCCGCAACCGTGCGCTGCGCCTCGTCGTCGTAGAGCGCCGAGAGCACGAGCAGCACGGCGGCCTGGATGACCGACAGATTACGCGTCGTCCAAAGGGGCGGGGAGCCTGTCTGCCATAGCGGCGGTGAGCCCGTGAAGACGTCGGCGGCGACCTTCAGATAGTCGAGCACGACCGCCTCGGCCTGCGTGATCTTGAGCAGGAGGTCCGGCAACCGCGGATCCGAGGGCGGCGACCCCGAAAGGTCGAGGTCGAGGCGCAGGTGCGCGTCGGCCTGCTCGACGGTCACGATGTCGCCCATCAGGCTGCCTCACGCACCGGCCCAGCGTCTCGGCCATCGCGGCCCTTCTTGCAGGCCAGCCGCCAGTCGTCGCTAATGCCAGGCTTGGCCTTGGTGTCACGCTGGCAGATCCACAGCGAGCCGCCATGGGTGGCGCAGTCCCCGCGCTCGTAGTCGCCCTCGCTCCACACGCCGCGGTCGATCGGCACGGGAGCCTTGAAGTGCCACTCCTTCTTGCGCGGCCCGCGAACCATGCGGAAGATGAAGGTCCGCTCTCCATCGTAGGCAATGTCGAGATCGTCGAACCCGAGCCCGTCGACGCCGTCACGGCCTGGGTCGCCCTTCGGGCCGGACTCGCCCTTCGGCCCCTGATCGCCCTTCTGGCCCGTTGGGCCGGCGACGCCGTCGCGGCCCGGATCGCCCTTGTCGCCGGGGTCGCCCTTGTCGCCGCGGTCGCCCTTCGGTCCCGTCGGGCCGGCGACGCCGTCACGGCCGTCCTTGCCGTGGGTGCCGTCCCGGCCGTCCTTGCCGTCGCGCCCCTGATCGCCCTTCACGCCTTTCTCGGGCGTGCGCGCCTCGAGCGCTGCGATGCGCTGGGTCAGCACGGCAAGCTGACGCTCGATGTAGGACTTGATGGCGTCGATTGCGCGTTGGGCGATGTCCATCAGGCTGCGTCCTCGAACACACGGGCGACCCGGGCCCATTCCCGAGCCTGTGCGTCCTCGGCGGGCGCGGCCGGCTCGTCCTGCTCGGCTGCCTCAGGCGCGGGCGAACCGGGCGGCTCACCCTGCTCGGCGGAGCCAGGCGCGGGCGAACGGGCACCAGGCGCCGTAGCAGTGGCGAAGGGATCGTCGCGCTGGTCCCGCTTGTTGAGAGCGGCGAGAGAATAGTTCTGCTGCTGCAGGTAGGGCGTGTCGCCGCCCTCGACCGGCTTCAGGTTCATGCGGCGGCGCGCCTCGTTGGGCTTGAAGACGCCGGCGCTCACACCCTCCTTCGCCACCGTGATCTGTGTCATCTCGTCCATGCGCAGCAGGTCGGAGATGTCGAACTCGGTGCCGAGCTGCTCGCCGGTGCGCAGGCCCTCGTCCATGGCGAGCTCTGCCGCCTCGATCAGCACCTGCAGCGCCTGGCTGTAGTACTCGACGTTGAGCGCCTGGATGTTGTTGTAGGTGGGTAGCGCGCCGAGCCCGATCTTGTACATCGGCACGTGGAACACGCTGCAGACCACCTCGGCCGTCCACTTAAGCTGCTCGACGACCTGGGCGTCGTGAGCCGTGACGCGCATCGGCTCGAAGCTGAGGCCGTCGCCCAGCACCGCGACCTTGCCGGCGTTCTCGCCCCCATAGTTTTCCTGCCACGCGGTCTTCAGGCGCTCGGCCGTCTCATTCGAGATCGCGGCCGGCGCGGTCAGGATGCCGCCGGGAACAGAGCGGTTGCCGAAGAAGAAGGTCGCGTCCCGCTGAATGTTCAGGCCCTGCGTGGCCGCCAGGCCGGCAGCTGTGATCGGCGACAGGCCGACGAGCGGGTGGAACAGGCAGTTCATCCGGTCGTGGACGATCTCGCGCGCCGGCACGGTGATCTGCTGCAGCACGCCCGAGATGTTGTCGCTGGCGAGCTGGTAGAAGACCTCGCCGTCCTCTGAGACCAGCACCTGCACGCGCTGCGGGTCGAGAACGTGGAGGCTCGTCACCACGCCGCGCCCGTCGCGGCCCTTGAGAACGTATACGTTGCCGTTGGAGAGCTTCGCGAGCATCCAGCTTTCCCAGAACTGAATCCTGGTCTGGATGCTGTTGGGCTTTCGCAGCACCGGCGAGTAGGCGGGATTGTCGGCCTCGGTCCAGATGCCGTCGTCATCCCGCTGCACCAGCCGCAGACGCAGCTTGGCGATGTCGCTGGCAATCAGGGTCATGCAGGAGAAGACCGCGAAGTGCGTGAGCACCAGGTTGCGGTCGATGGTGATGTTCTGCTGGAAGGCGCCCGCGAAGCTCTCCCGGATGATCGGCAGCCAGCCGCCGCGGTTGGCAAGGATGCCGGACAAGCCGGAGAAGCCCGAAGGCAGGGCCTTCTCCGCTCGCCTGAAGGTCAGCTCCCAGCCGAACAGCTTCATTGCGCGCCATCCTCTTGGGGGGCTGGCGCGGCGTCGAGCGCCTCGATCTCGGTGCGCAGCCGGGCCTCGCGCCAGAACGGGTGCGCCTTGCGCCCGGCCTTGGTCTCGTAGGTGTTGCGCAGCAGCGCCAACTCGTCGGGCGCGGGCGCATAGCTCGCCATGCCGGCGGCGACGAGCACGCGGGCATGGCTGGGGCGGGCCGTGAAGCCTACGCCGGGACGGTAGCGCCGCCCGGCGTAGGACACGACACGCTTGGCGATCAGGTCGCGAGCCACTACGGGCTGCCTCCCTCGCCCCAGTGCACGCCGTCCAGGACGGCGACGCCCTCGGTGCGGCGCCTTGCCCAGTTCACCGTGCGCTCGGCCCTGAACGCAACGCTGTTCGTCTGGAACATGCTGACCAGCGTGGTCGGCACCGGCGGACTGTCGGACGCGTTGGTCGGATTGTCGAGCATCTGCAGGGACGCTTCCATGCTCATGTCGACGCTGACCTCGCCCTCGTCGGCGAAGTAGATGTCGCCGGCGTTAACGAGCACCACGAAGGTGCCGTAGGTGTCGACGGGCACGTGCTCCGACACGATGACGGGCATGCCGAAGAACGTGCCGCCCATCATGGTGAGCCCCGGGAACTCCGGCTGCGTCGACAGCGGATTGACCAGCAGCGACAGCGCGAGCGCCGTCGTCGCCTTCATGATCCACACGCCGGAGGTCGGCGGGTTGTTGGCGTCGACGAAGGCCGCAACCAGTGCCCGCACGTCCTGACGGATCGCCTCGGCCTGCTGGCCCGTGGAGGCGATCTGCACGATGCCGTTGGTGATCGACGCTGGCGAGATGCCGGCCACCGCCGCGATCGTCGGCGAGATGAAGGTGATGTCCATGCGCTCGCCGACAGCGGCCGCAAGGCTATCGCGCACGATCGCCTCGGCCGACGGGCTGGAGTCCCGCACGAGTTCCATGGTCGTCACGGCGATATTTGCCGCCTTGAGCGGCGTCAGCGTCGTGGCCTGGAACGCGAGGGAGGTCAGCGGCTTCGCCTGGCTCTCGCCGACCCAGTAGCCCGTGCCGCCAGCGGTTTGCCCGATCAGGCGCGTGCGGAACGGTACCTGCCGCAGGGACGGCACACCGTTGACACCGAACTTGCCGACGATGGTTTGCGGGCGCAGGAACTCGGCGAAGTCAGCAAATGCCTGAGTCTCGGTGCCGACCAGCTGCGATCCCCAGTGATGGGTGGGGTTCGTGCCGCCCGCCGTGACGTTGGCCTTCTCGAACATCTCGTGAAGGTCGACATCGCGCGGGTTAAGCATCTTCGCGCACTCGAGCGGGGACAGATATCCCTTCACGCCTGGAAGCTGCCCGCGCATCGAGAGGTACGAACATGCGATAGCTTTGGCGTATCGGGCGAACCGGATGCCCGGCGCGACCTGCTCCTTGCGCTGCAGGACGATGCCCGGGTTGGCTGGATCCCGCGCTTCGGCGGCCCGTGCGGGCGCATCGCCGGCCGCCGGCCGCGCGCCCGCGACCTTCAGGGCCTGCAGCCTCTTGAGGCGCACGAGGTCGCCGTCGATCTGCTCGACCTCCTGGGCGAGTGTGTCGTGCTCCTCCTGCTCGGGCGCTTCCGTCGTGCGCCCCTCGTCGATGCCCTTCTGCAGAAGGGCCTCCATGCGGGCGATGTTCGCCGCCCGCTTCGCCTCGAGGGAGGCGATCTGCTCTGCCAGTGTCATCGTCTCAAGGGCTCCTTCGCCCAGGCACGATCACCCGGACCGGGTGAACCCTGACGGGCTCACGCAGGATCACGGGCCTTGCGTGCTTCTGTGGTTCCCGGGCGCGGGAGGGGTTGATGTGCTGGCCGGACGCGGCCGCGTCGACGAGGGAGCGCACCGTCGTGATGCTCGCCTCGGCGTTTGCTGGGATGGTGACGACGCTGAGCTCGTACCACAGCCACTTGATGAACCGGATCGAGTACGTGTCGTCGATGTAGCTGCGCTCGATGCTCTTGAAGCCGATCGAGAGGCCCTGCACCAGCCCCGACTTGACCGATTGCCAGGCCTCGTCGAGGCGGTCCTTGAGCCGGCCTGGCTCGTCGATGCGGACAAAGCGCGCCGACACCTCGATCCCGGAATCGGTGACCTCGGCCGCCGTCACGTGCCCGAGGGGCTCGCGGGAGTCGTGCTGCCACAGCAGCGGGATCGGCAGCTTGAACTCGGCGCCCCCGGGCTCGACGATGTCGCCCAGGCGGTCCGGTGTCGGCGTCGAGGCGATGCCGTCGATCACGCGCTCGTCGTCGTCGACGCGCTTCACCGTCAGCAGCGAGAATGCACGTTCCATCCGGGTCACCCCACGAACATCATCTGATAGGTAGGCACACGCGCCGGCTGGTGAGCAGACGCCATCGCGAGCGCCATCGCGAGCGCCACCGCGCCGTCGATGCGCCCGCGGCTCTTCGCCTTGTTAAGCTTCCTGTTGCCGGCCGGGTCGGTCTGCACGACGCTGCAGGCCATGTTCATGTTCAGCACCGGGTGGTCGCCGTGCACGAGCCTGCCGTTGAGGATCGCGCTCTCCGTCTCCCGCAGCGCCGGCGACATCGACGCGAAGCCCTGGCCGAACTCGACGAACTTCGCGCCAGGCTCGCCCGGCGTCACCTCGGCCTCGCAAAAGCCCGCCTCTAGCAGCCACGGCCGCAGGTGCTTCCAGTTCCAGCGATCGAAGGCGATCAGTCGCACGTCGAGCTCGCCGCACACCGTGCGCAGGTACTCGGCTACCCACTGGTATTCGACGCTGTGGCCCGGCGTCGTCTGCAGCAGCCCCTCGCGGTGCCACTGGTCATAGGGCACGCGGTCGCCGTGCGAGCGCTCGCGCAGGCCTTGGTGTGGCAGCCAGAAGGTCGGGCGCACGTGCCAGGCGCCGTCGACCGGCCCAGCCGCCAGCACCAGCGCCGTCAACGCCGTCGTCTCCGAAAGGTCGAGCCCGCCGTACACCGGCAGGCCCTTGAAGTCGGCGACTTGGCCGCAGCAGGCCATCCAGGCGCCGCGCGAGACGAACGGCGAGGACATCTCGACGCGCTGGTTGAGCACCAGGTTGCGGTATTCGGGCTCGCGGCTCGGCATGCGGCGCGCGCCTTCGGCCATGTCGAGCACCTCTCCGGCGTTTTGGAAGTCGCCGAACGCAGGGTTGGCCTGGCGGATCGCCTCCTCGCCGAACGGGTCGAGATCCTCGTCGGCCGTGTACAGGTAGAGCTGCGTCCTGGGGTCGTGGCCCGCAGCTGCGTCGTCGATCAGCACCGACAGCAGGTCCGAATCGTTGGGCGCCTGCGTCGAGATGATCACCGACAGCGGGTCGATCTGCGCCGCCGTCGCGGTCTCGAGGGCCTCGTACATCTCGCTGCGGGGCCCGCGCACGGTGCCGAGCTCGTCGTGGATCACCAACACCGGCGACAGGCCGTAGGCCGTGCTCGCCTCGGCCGACAGCGCCCGGTAGGCCACGCCCGTGAGGCCGCAGAACAGCTCCTTCCGCGCCTCGCGCACCGCCATAAGCTCGTTCAGGTCCGGGCTCATGCGGATCATCTTCGCGGCGAGCGAGAAGACAATCGCGGCCTGCTCGCGGGACTGCGCCGCCGAGTAGATCGACGAGTTGCG